GCAACTGGAATAAAAAAATTAGTTGAGTTTGTAGCTGGTGACGATTGTGGGTGTGAAGAACGTAGAAAAAAATTAAATAAGTTGTTCAGCTATGCACCAGACGTAAAATGTCTTAAAGAAGATGAATATCATTTTTTAAGTGGTTGGTTTGCTTTAGAACGTAACACCGTTTCACCCCAAGAACAACAAGATTTAAGAGATATTTTCAATAGAGTATTTAACAAAAGAACAGATCCAAGCAGTTGTTCAAGTTGTGTACGTGATATGATTGATAGACTAAAAACTGTATATAATGAGTATGAAAGTAAAAATTAGTAAAGTAAAGCCAAATAAAGACAACCCAAGATTAATAAAAGATCACAATTATAATCGGTTAGTTAAAAGCATTGAGGAATTCCCAGAGATGCTTGAAAAACGCCCTGTGGTGTGTTTTACGGATAAAGATAACAAATATGTTGTCTTAGGTGGAAATATGCGCTTAAAAGCCTCAATTCAAGCTGGTCTGAAAGAAATACCAATTTTACTTGCAGATGACTGGAGTGAAGAACAAAAAAAACAATTTGTAATAAAAGATAATGTAAGTAGTGGTCTTTGGGATTGGGATATGTTGGCAAATGAGTGGAGTAGTGAAGATCTTAGTTCATGGGGCTTGGAAGTTTGGCAAGATGAAAAAACTGATTATGATATTTTAGATGACTTTGATATTGATGAAGAAGTTGATCAAATGAGTTCAAACGTAAGAAAGTCTATCATGGTTGATTTTAGTATTGATGACTACCCAGTTGCATTTGAATTAATAAAATTTTTTAAAGAAAGAAAATGTGATATAGGAGTTATGTTAATTGATTACCTTAAAAAAGAAAAAGAAAAGCTATGAAAAAAGTTGAGTTAATACAAAAAGATCACAATGTAAAAATAGGTGATAAATGTGGTCATATAAAACCAAATATCACAGAAGATACACTTTTCATTTTTGAAGGTGAAATAATAGGCTTCTATTTAAAAGATATTTCAGAACATTCAGAAAAACTTTCTAAACTTATTGCAATAGCAAACAAAGAATTGAGAAGTAAAAACGTGCCAAAAAGTGTTATGTCAAGATCTTCTGGTATGCACTCAAAAGAAAATGCAGTATTACAATACTCAACTATACTTGGTGGCGTTCCACCTAAGCCCCACATGAGAAGAACTTACCCAACTATTTCTTCAGTACATGATAAGCCAAGTGCAAAAACTTTTATTAAAGCAATGCTTTTAAGTTGTCAAGAAAGTGAAAATTTAATAAAAAAAATAGCACCAAAAATTTATGAAAGACAAGTTAAATTGATTGAAGAAAATGTGCCCAAAAAATTTAGGTTTAGTAAAATGTTTACTTCTTCAATTTCTAATTATAATATTTCTGCTCCATTTCATAGGGATAATGGCAACATAAAAGGTTGTGTGAATGTTATAATAGCGAAAAAACAAAATGCAACTGGTGGAAATACAACTGTTCCGGATTATGATGCTACTGTTGACAGTTGTGATAATTCAATGTTAGTGTACCCAGCATGGAGAAATGTACACGGTGTTACACCAATAGTCCCAACACATAAAGACGGTTACAGAAACAGTTTAGTATTTTACCCTTTAAAAGCATTTAAAAATCATTTTTAAAAATTAAATTATGGCAAATGAAAAAAATTTAAAACCAGCTTGGAAAAAGGGGCAAAGTGGTAATCCAAAAGGAAGACCAAAAGGATCAAAAAATAGATCTACGATTGCAAAAAAATGGTTAGAAGTAAAGGAAAAATTTAGAAACCCAATCACAGGAGAAATTGAAGAACTAACCCAGGAAGATATAACTACTTTAGCGCAAATTTTAAAAGCAAGAAAAGGTGATACGAATGCTTATAAAGCACTTGAAGATAGTGCCTATGGTTCACCAACCCAACAAATAAACCAAACAATAACAGATCAACCACTTTTCCCAGATGTTCAAGAGGACGAAAGCGATCAATAAAATACTTGCTTTAAAAAAGCGAATTAAAATTATACAAGGTGGTACAAGTGCTGGAAAAACTTACGGCATAATTCCGATCTTAATAAATAAGGCAATCATTAATCCAAATCTTGAAATTTCAATTGTGGCTGAAAGTATGCCACATTTAAGACGTGGGTGCATTAAAGACTTTATCAAAATATTAAAAGAAACAAACAGATATAATGACGAAAACTTCAACAAAAGTTTTTACAAATATACTTTTTCAAACGGTTCTTTTATTGAATTTTTTTCTGTTGAAGATTCAACCAAGTTACGTGGTGCACGTCGTGACATTTTATATTGTAATGAAGCAAATAATATTTCTTTTGAAGCTTACAATGAGTTATCAATAAGAACAGTCAAAGAAGTTTTTCTTGATTTTAATCCTTCAAATGAATTTTGGGTGCATACAAATTTAAAAGATGATCCAGATGCAGACTTTTTAATCTTAACTTATAAAGACAATGATGCACTTGATAAAAGAATTGTAAAGGAAATTGAGAAAGCAAAAGAGAAAGCCGAAACAAGTAATTATTGGCGTAACTGGTGGCGTGTTTATGGTTTGGGGTTGGTCGGTAACCTTGTGGGCGTTGTTATAGAAAATTGGGCTGAAATAGATCATATTCCAAAAGAAGCAAAACTACTTGGTGTTGGTCTTGATTTTGGTTATTCTGCTGATCCAACTGCAATAGTTGAAATATATAAATACAATGACAAAAGAATTGTAAACGAAATATGCTATCAAACTGGTTTGGTAAATTCAGAAATAGCAAAAAAGTTACCTAAACATACTTTAGTTGTTGGTGACAGTGCTGAACCAAAAAGCATAGAAGAAATTAGAAGGTTTGGAATAATGATTAAAGGCGCTACAAAGGGGCGTGATTCAATATTACATGGAATTCAATTAATGCAGTCACAAGAATATTTAGTGACTTCTCAGAGCAAAAATTTGATCAAAGAATTAAGATCTTATATTTGGGACACCGATAAGACAGGTAAACAATTAAACAAACCAAGACCAGGAAACGATCACTTAATTGATGCTTTAAGGTATCATGAAAGCGAAAATTTAGGAAACAAGAATTATGGGCAATACCATATAAAGTAATACAAATAACAAAAAAACCGTTCATGTAATATGAAAGTTGATGTAAAAATACCAACCGATTTAAAAGATATTTGGTTAGGCACTTACCAAGATTTTATGCAAGTGGCTGAAAATTCAAATGATGATGAATTTATTTATGAGAAAATGATTCAAATATTTTGTGGAATAGAATTAAAAGAAGTTGTGCAGATTCGCTGGTCTGATGTTCAGCATATAGCAACCAAAGTTACTGAAGCATTCAAACAAAAACCAACCTTTCAAAAAACTTTTACATTAGAGGGTGTTGAATTCGGTTTCATTCCAGATCTTGAAAATATAAGTTTTGGTGAGTTTATTGATTTACAAAGTAATATTGATAAGATTGAAAACTTGCATAAAGCAATGGCAGTTATGTATAGACCAATTACAAAGATCAAAAAAGACAAATATGAAATAGAAGATTATGTAAGTAGTGCAAATTATTCGGAAGTAATGAAATATGTTACTATTGATATTGCACTTGCTTCAAAGGTTTTTTTTTGCGATTTGCAAAACGAATTACGGATAAGTACCCTGTCATATTTGGAAAAACAGATGAAGACGAAGGAATTGAAAACGATTTCAGCAGAAGGGCTGCGTTCAATAAAAACTGGGGGTGGTACTCATCTATCTATGGAATCGCTAACGGTGATCTTACAAGATTCAATGAAGTTACAAAACTGCCCTTACAAAACTGCCTTACATGGCTCACTTTTGAAAAGCAAAAAAGAGATATTGAAAATAGTGAGATCCAAAAACAATTAAATAAAAATAGAAGATGAGTTATTATAACATACTTGAAAAAATTAAAACAGAACTGGATAACGATCCTTTTACAAACACTACAACTGAAGGTGATTTAAATGATGTTGATTTATCAAAACAAACAATTTTTCCCCTTACACATATTATAGTAAATAATGCAACTTTTAGAAGCAATATTATTGCTTATAGTATTTCAATTTTAGCAATGGACGTGGTAGATTTTAGCAAGGAAGAAACAACCGATAAATTTAGAGGAAATGACAACACCCAAGATATTTATAATACTCAAATTGCGTTACTAAATAGATTGTATGAAAAGTTAAGAAGGGGTGTTTTATATGATGATAATTACCAAGTAGAAGGTAACCCAACTTGCGAACCTTTTACAGATCGTTTTGAAAATACTTTAGCCGGTTGGACTTGTACTTTTACAATATTGATACCCAATGATATGACTGTTTGTGATGTTTAAAGATAGTGAAGAAATATTAGCAGTTATTGAGGAGTTCAAAAGATTTGTTATTGAAGAAGCAAAAAACAATCTAAGAAAGCCAGATAGCAGAGGTTATATAAAAGATACAACCGGAAAACTTGCTAACAGTATTGTTGGTGAAACTAAGGTAAGCCCCAATAGTATAAGATTAACTTTTGATATGTTGGCAACTGGTACAGACGGTAAAAAATATGGTTGGTTTCAAGATAAGGGTGTAAGTGGTAAAAATAAAAAATATGATACGCCTTTCAAATATACTGATAGAATGCCACCGGCAAGGGCTTTTGACAAATGGGTAGTAAGAAAAGGTTTAGCACCCAGAGATGAAAAAGGAAGGTTCAAAGGAAGAAGTATAAGCACAGTTGGTTTTCAAAAATCAATAACTTTTTTAATTGCAAGAAGTGTTTTTTATAATGGAATAAAACCAAGTATGTTTTTTACAAAACCTTTCAAAAAACATTTTGCTACACTTGGTAAAGAGTTACAAGAAAAGTACGGTTTGACAGTTGTAAAATTATATGAAGATATGATTAATGAAAGTTTAAAACCAAACGAATATATTAAAATAAAAAAATTATAAAAAATGGCTAATATTTTTGCACGTTCACCTTATATAATCGAAGTTGATGAATCTAATGTTGTAGGCTCTCAATTAGATCTTACTTTTTACTATCCTGGAACATCTCCTGGAACGGCTCAATATGTTTTAAACAAAAAAATACCTTCTTCAAATAACTTGAAAATGTATTACGATATTGCACCGTATTGCAGAGAATATTTAAAGTTTACAACACGCCAAAGTATTATTGGAACACTTCCCACAACAAGTGGAATTGTAGCAAGTAACAACAACCAATATGTTTTATTAAGAGTGCAAAGATATAAAGAGAATACAAATGGAACTTTTACACTTTTAGATACAACCACTAATTATTGTTTTGACGGCTATGGATATTATTCAGAAGGTAGCAACCCAACAAATGCAGATTTTATTTTTAGTGGTTCAAAATATGCAACTTTAAAAGAAGGAACTTATTACTATAAATATGATGCTTTAAGCAATCCAACAAGTAACGCAGATGATCGTGCTGGAATTTTAGGCGTATATAATGCTGCTTCTATTGATAGTGTAAAATATACTGATTTAGTAACAGGAACTTCAACAACAATTACAACCCCTTTTGCAGCTGGAAATACTTTATATGATGTTCCTTCTGTTTGGGTTGGATATTATGCAAACGGTAATAAATTAGAAATATGGCAAAGCATTTCAAGTGGCTCTCCAACATTGTTAGGAACATGGAATTTTAAACCTGTATGCGAACCGAAATACACACCAGTAATGATTGATTTTGTAAACAAGTTTGGATATTGGTCC